TAATACATGCGCAAAGAATGGTGCTATATCAGTTGTTGGCCTTGGTGCACTCCAAGCGCCATTTTCATACACTGGCAAAATACGGGTACCAATAACATTAAATTTATTTTCAGCTGTGCCGGCTAAAGCATTTGTGCCACGGATCTTAATTGCTATTGTGGTTAAACCATCATAACTAGTCGCGCTATTTAATTCGGCCTTAAGGGCAGTCCAAAATATATCGTCATAAATACGCGTATCATCTGTTGCTGCAGTGCCCCTTTTTACTCTTACCTCAGGCCTGATTTTAGATGGTAGTGTAACAGGCACCGTTCGCCCTAGTTCATCATTTGTTGAATTAGTAAATACTTCATCATCAACTGCAGTCCAGTCTTGAGCACCTTCAGCACGGTACTCTATTTGAACGGTGACTGTACGACTTAAAAAATTACCATCATCATCAAGTTCACCTAAACCCTGTGGTAAACGAAAATCGAACCAAAGTTTGTCAGTAACTTCACCTGCAGGACATGCGAAAAAGGGCCCGTTAAATTGACCATCTCCGCCCCCATCTTCGACAATAACCGTAGCATTAGATGTGCTTTCAGTTACAAAACTTGTCCATGTTGGGTCATCTTGGAACTGGCCATCAACCTTATTCACCTGGCTACCATCTGAATCTTTGTTTAGCAGCTCAAAATACCCATCGTTTTGACCATTTAAAGAGCCTGTTATTGAAAGAACTTCGCCAACTGAAAATGGTGGAACTGATTTAAAGCGAAGAGGCCTACCAAGCTCAGCATCCCACTCAACATAATGAACTATTAGCTCATCACCAGCGAAAGAGTACTCATAAGAGCCATTATCGCCCCCTGTTGAAGTAACGCGCCCTTTTAATTCAATACCGGTACTTCCTGAAGTTGAACCTACTTCACTTGAGGTATAAACATTTCTGAATGCTTCATGGCCTGTTACGTTTTCGCCTGGTTCAAACACCTGTATATCAATATCGCCGGCATAACTTGTGGTGGGTGTATTACCAATGAACATTTCATTCGATAATATTTCATAGCGCCCTACACCTACACTTAACATTAAGTAAAGCCATTGCTCATTATCAATATATTCTCGTCGTGGCATTGTTAAATAGTCAGGGTAAATTTTATGGCGCCCAGCCCCTTCAGGGATAATACCCATAAGCCTCGGCTTATTTCCTTGGGTATTTACATCATAAATACTACTGCCATCAGGAGTCGTAGAGTTATAGTTATCGGGGATTTGGTTTGCGGTATATACGGCATAACCTACAGCGATTACAGCAATAACCGCATAAGCGATAGTGGCAGGCTCTTTTGGCTCAACAATAATGCTTACATCATCCGACGCCTTAAATTGATAATTCTTCCAATTTGTAGGCAGTAATATCTGCTTATTGATCAGCACAGTAAAAAGTGGTTCTTCACTTTCATAATATGCAGGGACATTTTCAATCAGCCATTCATGAAGTGTCGAACCAACCTTGCATTTGCAGGGCTCCATTAAAGACGGGTCTAATTTGTTTGGGTAAACCTTGATATCAACCCACGTATTCATAAAATTTAACCTCTTTAAATAACCGCTTGAAGTCATCGATGCTGTCAATGGATGGCCCTTTTCGGCGGGATGTATGAAGTATTTCAAGCTTATCGTCGATTAGTTCAACTGTACCGATGTGAATTAAGCTACCAAACTTAAAACCGCACGCCACAACACCGGGTGATGGTTCGCAAGCTCTAAAGTTGGAAACAATTTGTTGATAGGCATCAGTAAGCAAATTTTTATCGTCGGGATGAATATGACCAAACGATTCAAACAATGGCTGGCCATAATGATGATGGAGGCGATGACGAGTTTGACCCCAGCAGTCAAACCCAGACATATCACGCCCCTCATTCACATAAGGAACACTTAAATAATCATTAATTGTGTAAGACATGATTAACTGAAGTATTTGAGCCCTGGGGCAATGGAAGGTGTATAGCGTTTGTTAGGCCATGCTTTATTTACAAGATCATTAAATGATGCAACTACATTGATGCTCTGTGAAGTAGCTTGAACGTCAGCAGCTTTCATTGTAACTGCCGGCTCTGCAGGTTCGCTTAAGTCACTCGATACATAGACCCGGTAAATTACATTGATTTTTACACCCGCATCAATTGCCTGATCAATCAGTGCAAGTGCTTCACCAGATACATTATCAATTTGAAATTGTAAGTCCTGGCGCCCTTTCACACCTCGCTGCGGTAACGACACCCCCATACCACTGGCTTTAAATGTAACCATGTCGCCATTTTCAATGCCTGCGACTTGGTCGTCAAAGCCATCACAAATCCTAAGCTCCCATAAATCGGCAGCTTTAAGCTCAAGTGTGTGGATAGGAATGTCGTTAACTGGTGCGCTGGCATAGATGCGTTGAAGTACTTCGGACATTACTGACAGTATCTATAAATGATATTATAAAACAACGCATCCGCTATCTGGGCGTAACCCTGCTCGTTAGGATGAACATGGTCGGTTACTGCTGAAACGACTTCACTTGTTCTAAGGCCAAGAGACACATTTGAGCGGCTATAAGCAAATTCAGGATTAAATACAGCAGAAAGCTGTAAAAATTCACAATTAGCAAGCTCTTCGCAGCCAGCTTTGTAAGCTTTTCCGAACTCGTAAACTGCACTCTCAAAAACGTCCAATTCGGATACCCACCGTTCTCCCGAAAATGACTTGTGATTTAATCTTGGTGCGGGATTCAAGCCAACAATTATAAATCGAGTTTGAGGCTTTTTCTCTTTAACTTTATTTATGAGTTGTTGAGTATTCGCCCATGAAGACTCGGCTGTCGTTTTGTATACATCATTCCAGCCTAATAAGATGATCATAGTCAGATTTGAACCGTCGCTGATAACGCCGTCATCTATTGATGGCCAATCAAAGTTATTGCTTTGTAGGTAATAGTCAATATCAAACTCAGAGGTTGATGGATTCCAAAAAGCGTTTGTTACTCCGTTTACACTTGCATTATTCAAATAATTAGAAGGTCTCCAGCCTCCTCGGCCCTCATGCTTAACCGCCTGATCACCTCTGGTACCTCTAAAATAAATATTGCTTAAAGCCAATGGAGCTGGTGATTGTGCGCCAGAAAGAAGCTCTGTACCTATGCCTGTTAGTCTTCGAGAAAGTTCATTTGAATAAGCTCCTTGAATACCAGAGTTAGAGACCCCCTCTGTTAAACTGTCACCTAAACAAATAAAGTTTTCAGGGTTACTAGGCGAAACAGGAACATCCGAAACTTTCACAGTGATATCAGCAACAAATGATTGATTGCCATTATGATTTCTTGCTTTTAACTTAACGTTGATATCATCCGTTGTAGCTGGGCTGATTTTTGCTACTTCTTCGCTTGATTGTGAAAAATTCCACGCAAGTGGTACCGTTCTATCAGCCAAAATGCCACGAGCATTTAAATAAATAGACTCACCTTTTAGTGCAAATATCTCGCTAGGAGCTATATATTTTAAAGTAAGTTTATCTTCGGGTTCGCCTTGTTCCCTTGTATAAACTTTTGTGCCAAGAAAAGCTTTTTGACTTGTTTCTGGCTCTTTAAATGAAGCGCGTATATAGGCTGCATTCGGTTCATCAACACGAACAGTAAGATTCTCATAATCACTCTGTGCAGCAGGTAACCCTTTAATGAAATCTTTATTTTCATCATACAAAGCCATGTTCAAGGTAATTGATGAACTACCACCTGTGTAAGTGAAAATGTCGCCATTTGAACAAGGGATAAAGTCAGTAGCACCCCAGTTATTAGCAATTTCAACAAATTCACCACTTTTTGAAATGTAACCATTCATTAAATCATCAGAAAAATCATGATTAGGTTTACTCAGTAAGTATTTGTTTATTTTTTCAAGCTCGTTGGATATTCCTGATATTTGGTTTTTATCTACAAACGTGGTGACTCGTTTAAATGAATGAGGTTGTATAAATGATGCGCTGGCTCTAACAAATTTTATTGCCGGATTCGTTACTTTTAGGCTGTGTTCTTCACCCGCTAAAGTATTGGTTAATAAAACCTCCACAAAATTCAAACCGTCATCAAAACCAGCAACTGATGAAACAAGTGATGAAGACTGACCTGAATATGTAAATGCATCATCTACTTTAACAGCAATAAAGTCAGACACTATCCAATTTTGCGCTGTAACTAACTCACCTTGAAGATTTAAATACTTCCTTTGGTTGTTCATATCATCAAATGCTTCAACTTCATTTTTAGATATTGTTCTGCTCACAGTATCTAATAAATCGTCCAAGCCTTTTACATTTTTTGACTCAATATCTTGCTCTACGGTCAAGGTAAAATCATTGCCAATTACGTTACAAGCACGAATATATGCGGCGCTTGGGAAGTGCTCAGATATCAAAACAACTTCACTCGTAGTTTGGTTGTTGTAATAACCCAAATAATTATAACTAGCATCATAAAATGCGATGCTAGCTACTGAGGTATTTTGACCTATCAAGAGTAATGCATCACGAACAATGTAACTGCTATTGCTTACAGGAATGTAGTCTGTACACTCCCAGCCCGATGCGCTAAATTGAGTACCATCAGCATATTTAACAGCTTGACCTTGTATTGCATTTTCAGCTTTATTTCGAGTCAAACCAAAAAGATGATCCAATGCTGAACTAGACTGTGTTAGCTCTTTACTTACATTGGTCAAACGATCATACGGACTTTTTACCCATGCGCCGCCTTTATAACCGTACAAACCATTGTTAAGCTCTAAACTGTCATCCCAAACTTCAGCTAACTCGCTATTGGCTGGAGCACCAAATGCATCAAGAGCTGCTTTATTTTCAAAAGATAAACGGCCTTGAACCATTGCCTGAATAGCTGAAAAATTATCTCTAATGGCCTTTGATATACTATCTTTAGTTACACCATTCACTTCGACAGTTTCATCTTCTGCACCCGCCAATATTGTATTCAACTGGTCTAATAAGACCTCAAGCTCTGTTACTAAACTAAAAAATGACATTTCTAATTCTCCTGGTATGTATCTAAAGCGTCAGAAACGCCATTAACAAATTCATCTAAGGTGTTTGGTTCTAATAAGCTGTTAGCTGTGGCTTCCTCACTCACTACCTGCCGCTCTTTGATTTCGATATTTGCGCTATAACTCCAAAACCCGCCATTGAAACTGCATGACTCCAGCGGGCTTTGTTTAAAACGTACATCGTGATCAATTAAGCCTTGGGGTGTGCGAATTGGCATAACAAACCAGTTAACCGCATCGTTGGTACCGTGTTTCACAAACCCTTCTAAAATAGCTGCTTGCTCATCCTTCAGTTTCCACGTTGCAGCCATTGTCGTTGGCACTGATTGAAAGCGCTTGCGCTGCCGAGCGCGGCCGCTTGCCATTTCAGTTCTTAATAAGTTAGGGTTTTGGGATAGTCGGTGAGTTGAAACAAGGGGAAGTTTTAGGTCTTTGGGGTATCGAACTAACATAATTAGAAACCCTGCCTTTGTAAGCCATAGGTATTTTCAAGAACGGATGAAGCTTCGCCTCCCTGGCGAATACTCGTCACAAATATGTTGATAACTTCTTCACCTGATGGGCCTGAACTGCGTGTTGTCGAACCTGCTCTACTCGCATCTTCAAACAAGTTCACAGTTACATTTGCACCTAGTGATTGTCCCTTACTGTGGTCAACAACAGTTTCATTACCATGTAAAATGGCATGGAAACCACCTTTACCATCAACACCACCATAACGTGGTAAGTTACCTGTATAACCACCACCATCGAAAGAAGCTAACGTACTTGCAGCTGCAGTTGTTGCGGCTGCTGCTAAAGGTTGTGTTACAGCTTCTGCAGCAGCTGCTGCTCCGGGTGCCATTAAGTAACCTACATAAGGTATCGCAGCCGCTGATGCGTAAGAGTTTATTGCTGCTAAATGTGCTCCAGCTTGGGCTTGTCCTGCAACTTGTGTTAGATAGCTAACACTTTGAGCTTTACCTATTGTTGACTCTAGAGCCCATAACACTAATCGTTGTGTACCAATCTCAACCAATGACTGAACTACTGCTTTACCAAAGCTAGATGCGATGCTTTTAACTAAATTCCCAAACCCTTTCCATTCAAATATTGCTTGTGTGATATTACTAGACATTGTCTGGCTGAAGTTCGTTAATGTGTCAGCCCATAGTTGGTCTGTATTTTCTGCTGTTGTTCGAACTGACTCCATGTAATTGGACCAAAAATCCGAATTCTGTTCTGCTAACTGCTCTTGATGTTTACGCTCAGCTTCCTGCCTCTCCCGCAATTGCTCTTGTTTAATCAAAGTTACTTTTTGCTCATGCTGCAATTCAGCTTGCTCACGTGCTACTTTGTATTCAGCCTCAACAACCCTCATTTGCTCAAGTTGCTCTTTGAGCTTATTAACCTCTGTGAGGTCTAAGTCATTATCACTCGGGTTTTTAAGACTGCTAGATTGAATTGCTAACTCTCTAGCTTTTGCTATCTTTTCTTCTAGCTCTGCGACATTACCGAAGGATTTTTCTAATTCTTGATATTGCTTATCAAGTCCATCAATAAATCGCTTATATTTTCGTTCTTCAAGTTCAATTTCTTTGCCTTCCATTTCAAGTTGCGCATCATAGATTTTTCGGTATTGGTCTCGCACTGCAGAAACCATTTTTCCCGTCTTCTCAGCTAATGCTTTTTCATCACCAACAGGATCGTTGACACTTGGCTTTTTGATATTTTTTGCTGCAGCAGCATCCCATTTTTTTTGAACATCATCCCACCATCCTTTAATTTCCTCTGATTTAAGCGGTTCCATCATAGATTTATGGAAATCTTCTTTCGCTTGAATAAGGTTATCGAATGCAGTTTCACCTATTTCATCAAGCGCTTTAAATCCTTGCGCTTTACCTAGTTTATTTAATTCGATAAGCGACTTTTTAGCTGACTCGCCAATACCAGGAATATGTTGAGCAAGCTCCAATACTTTTCTGAGCGGAAATAAAATGCCATTAGTCACCCTATTAGCAAAAGGTACAATTCCTTTATTAACCACAAATGCCAGCCCTTGCCATAGAGCTGCTGAAAACCCCATAGCGGCAACCTTTGCGCCTTTAAATAATATACTTATGCCTTGCACACCATTGGCCATAACGCCAATACCATATGTCACTTTACCAATAACTTGCTGGGCGAGTTTGCCGAAGCCACCGGCTTCTTTTGCTGTTTCAACGAAAAGGTCTGATAAGGCACCAACAAGAGGAGCAGTTTCGGTGGCTAATTTTGTACCAAACGATGATAAAAGCTTTTCTGCTCGGTCAAATGAGTCATTGGCCATTTCAACTTTTGAGGCATCGATTCGACTAAATGTAATACCTAACTCTTCTGCTTCAGTGATCATGGCAGCAATACCATCAGCTCCTAAGTTAAGAGTATTCAGTAATTTCACCCCCTCAGAATCAAATAGCTTTTGAGTTAAAAATACTTTTTGACCTTGCTCGTGTATGCTCTTCATTTTTTCTGCAATGAGTGCAAATTGTTGATCAGGGCTTTTATCCTTTATCTCATCAATTGAGATCCCCAATTGCTCAAGCGCGACTGCTGCCTCACCACTTCCCGTTGCTGCAACTTGCCCTATACGTCTGGTCATTCGCTGTAACCCCATATTGAGGCTTTCTGTGCTCGCACCGGTTTGATTTGCAGCATGCTGCAAACCAATTAAGGCTTCTGTTGATATACCTAAGCGGTCTGCCGTTTTTGCTTGTTGATCAATAAACTCAGCTTGTTTCTTATAAATCGCCGCATATGCAGCAATACTTACTGTTGCAAATCCAGCAATCGTTTTACCTGCCATATTTGAATAGGTGCGAGTCTTAGCTGCAAATAGCTTTGTTTGGTCAGATACATTTTGAATAGAGAGCGTAAACTTTTTATTTGCTTCTACTGACTTATTAAACTCTGTACGGTGCGATCGGGTATCAGCACTTAAAATGACTTTGTGTTCATTGGCCATGATATTTATCCAAACAATTGGTAAATTTCTTCCACCGTTTTCTCACGCTCTTTTGGCCGTTCAACAGCGCTAAGCATGAAATCATTTACGGATTTTATATTTTGTTTATTGGAGCTGAGATAGTTTGTGACTAGCGCTCTAAGCGCCGCTAACTGAAATTCATCAACTTGTGCACCAAAAGGCTCAAGCTGAGCAAATTGCTGCCACTCTATAAATTGAGTTGATGACATATTAAAAAGCATGTCATCAACATTGGTTGCCCCGTTTTTTTGTGCCAACCGCAGGGCAAATCTACGGTTCGGTTGGCCTAAGAGGGGTTTGCGTCTAAGTCTTCTTGAGTTGGTTGCTCAACTTCTTCTAGCTGGGTGTCAGTTTCTTTAGGAATAAAACTAGGCGTTATCCAATCGATACCTGAAATAGCCGCTATTTCGTCCAAAGCAGGTATAACTTTTGAGTGAGGTAGTGTCGCCAAATACATAAGGTCAACATCATTTTGCCAATCAAAAGGCATACGTCCATTGCCCGTTCTCAATGACATGGCAAGCGCCATATACCTAAGCCCCATTAATTCACGAGACTTAGTAGCATCATCAGTATCTTCTGTTTGGATACGGCCTAACATGTCATGAATGATCACATAATCACTCGCGCCTAACTCCACGATAAAAAAATGACCAAGCTTTTGCTTGGCCACTAGTCGGTGTTTAAAGTTCGGGTCAACTGGCATTGCTCGTTCTGCAAGCCATCTTTTAAGCCATGCAATCATAATTATGCCAATGCTGATTCGTCGATAGGGCCGTCAACTTTCACCTTAATTGAGCGTTTTACATGCTCACCAACAGGTGTTTGGTCGCCGACTTCAGTAACCAAGCATCGGAATGACTTTGACTTACTAATTGGCGAAGGAAACTGAAGCTGTAAGTACTCTTTCGTGCCGTTATCTAATGCATCAGCAATCTCTTCCATATCACTGTTGCCTGGCTCATATTTAAAAACAAAGGTGTATTCACCGCCATCCTTTAAGCCGTAGTCATATTCTTTGTAATCATGCTCAGCGCCATAGGTGGTGTTTTCATGTGTCTCAGCGGTTTTGGCGCCCGGCTGAAGGTCAACAATATTGGCAATCTTTTCGCCATAAGCTGTGCCGTTATCAGTTGAACGATGTAAAGTTACTTTATTGCCTAACATTGTTTAGTCCTCGTCTTCATATTGAACTTTAAAAAATAAGGTAAGGGATGCAGTTAATGATTCAGGGTCTCGGTCGTACTGAAAACCGACTCTGTAAATAGCATCGACCAAGCCATTTAAGGTGTTATCAGCTCGAATGACAGCTTCAACCTGGCTAGCAAATACATCTAACTCTGTATCCTGCTTACCATTGCTATCTATAATTATTTCAATTGATAACTGCGCATTGGTGTCAGTATCATCATCAAAATCCCTTACAGACTCACCGCTATCAAAAAACACCGCACTGCATGGCAGCTCTTCTGTGTAAAATTGGGCTGGTCTAAAATCAAACGTTGCTGTAAAAAAGCCAGCTATCAATTGCTTGATGCTGGCTCTAATTTGTTGTCTGGTTGCCATAATTATTTTCTTAATATTCGCGTGTAACGTTTATTTATTTCTTTAGCCAACTCACGGCTATATCGACGTTCAAAGCGCGCTCGCGCATTTTCAAGCCCTCTTTTCACTTCTCGGTGTACAAAGCTTTTTCCAATTTCAGTGGGTTGAAGTGGGTACCTTTTCTTACCATAACGTTTAACTCCCACCCTCTTACCGTATTTGCTTGTGACAATAAATCCACCATCCCATTCATAGGGCCCTAAACTCAAACCGGTATCGGTTTCTTTTGCACCGGCAACAACAGCATTAATCGCGCGGGTCCTTGCAGTAATGATAATCCGCAATTTTTTAGGGCTTGCACGGCGTGTTGATGTACGTTTTCGTAGCACCTTCTGAGGTACGCCTAAAGCAACGGCAGACTCTTTAACAGCTTCTTTTCTAATTGAGGTAAGCCCGCGATTCAGAACAGATTGAACAGCACGATCGCCTTCTTTGGTGATGCGCTTTAAATCTCTGTTTAATTCGTTCATCCCATAAGTAAGCTGTTTATGGTTTATATTAATAATGGTCATAATTACCCTGGTACCACTATTAGGTGAGTAACGTCGCCATGCTGGCGCTTAGTAACATACTTGTATAACTTCCCTGAAATGGTCAGTGTATCGTGACGCTGCAGATTAAAACCGGCACTCTGGGGAGTGATAAAAATATGCTGGCTTGAGTCAACATCAGCCCATTGATATGCATTGATATCTAAAAACCCGATAACCTCAATGCCATCAATTACACTAACATCAGTAAAATCAGCAAAAAATACATTAGTCAGATCTGCATTAAGGTCATCGGAAAAGCTCATTTATTCTTCACCCTCTGGACCAAATGCAGCATCAAGATCTGCATCTTCCGACGAAGGCTCTTTCACCTGGGTGGTGACTTTATCATTTACAATTTCGCCTTTACTTGCATTCACAAGCTCTTTAGCCAGTGTTTCACGAATCGAGATAATCGTTGGTTTCTTTTTATCTTTGCCAGGATAAATACTTTCACCATTGATACGAATACCGCGGTCAACGCGGAAGTTAACTTTTTTGACTGTTTGCTTTGCCATGATTTATACCTTTTTAAAAAGTAAAAGACGCCAATTGGCGCCTTATTACAGGGAGATTAAGAGCCGTAGCTGAATGCTTGGGCGTGACGAACCGCAACATCAACGTCTTGGAAAAGACGCATTACTAAACCACCAGATTTAACTTTAGTGGCGCGGTCAGGTACCACATCAAGCGCTCCCCACATACCAAACATAAGCTGTGAGAAGTCACCAAATAAGATTGAACCTGCATCCATTTGAGTACCAACGACACCTTGATAACCATTTACACGGTTATCATCACCCCACAAGAACTTAGCTGTTCCTGCTGCCTTTTCTGTGGTTTTTAAAGTGCCACGCATACTTGGGCGCATTAAGTAAGCCATGCTTTCTGAATCTGCATTTGCTTCTGCTACATCAGTTTCAAACTCAACAATTTTTGCCCAGCTAACGCCACCGGTTAAATCAACTGCGCCAATGCCTGCAGTGTTGATAATACCTGTTGGCTGATTCGCAGCACCGGTACCTTTAATACCAGCGCTATCTAATGCAAGCGCTAAACCTTCCATAATATCGTTACGAACCAACGCTTCGATATCAGGGGTAGATTGGATCATCATTCGGCGTGTCATTGGTACTGCAGTAGCAACTGTATGCGGTGACATTTGAACTGTTGTAAAGCTAAGATCTGAATCAGTAGCTTCACCATCTTCACCCACCCAATAAAATGTCGCTGAGCCAGCATGCTTAGGAATATCTAAGTTACCTACTAAACCACTCATATATCGAGCACCTAAACCGCCAAGCATTGCTTTTGCCCGTAAAGCTTCAATAAACAGTTCACTGTGTAGCTCAGTAGCAATTAACTCGGCACCCTTACCAGCGGTTCCAGCAGCCTGTTGGCGCATAAGCATCTGACGCTCTAACTGCTGACGAATACCAAAGCCCAATGCTTCCGGGCTTACATAACAACCATCTGGGTCTTTACCTGTCCGCTCAGCAATGGCATTTGATAGTTCACGCTCTAGGCCAGCTTGCTTAAAGTTCCCAGTTGCAACCGCACGGAATAACTTAAGAACGCTATAACGCTGCAGGTCCTTTTGCTCAACCCCCAAGTCAAACACTGTTGACTGTGCATCAGGTGCATTACGCTTGTTTTGTAGCTCACGTAATAAGGCCGAATTAAACTCTTCAAACGATTTACCATCACGGATACATTCGTTCGCAAGTGTTTCAGCACCATATTGAGAACCGGTCTGCGCTATACGCTGAGCATCATTTACTGGGGCACTAAATGGTGCTTGTTGCTGTGAGCGCCGTTGTGTTTGTTGATTAGGAGCCGGAGTTTGACGAGTTTCATCTTCTGCCGGGGTGATGTCATCTAGGATTTCGTTCTCATCCATTTTGATTGCCTCTCTGATATTGACATTATTGCTATTTTCATCTGAACGACCCACCCCGACAGTGGGGTCGGCTGGTACAGAAACGGAAGATATTTCCATAGGTTGCCACTTGGTGATCCGATAATGCTCGTTATCACCTTCTCGCTTGGTTAGCGTGGCTTCTAAAATGCGGTAACCAACACTGATATTGGTACGTATGCTGTCTTGCATATCTATCAGTAATTGTTCACCTAAAGGATTTCGCGATAGTTTTATTTCGGCGTAGCCTCGGCCATTTTCTACCCAAGCCTTAGTGATTACGCCTCGTTGGTCTTGCCAATTGTGATCACATAAAAATGGGCCATTTTGTTCTATTCGTGATAAATCAACTTCACCTACCTCATGACCCAATGTTTCAAACCAGCCCCAGCGTTCAACTTCGTACTCACTTGAAAATGAAATTGTGACTGTGCGCTCTTCAACATTGATGCTGTCTTGCTCAACTTCTGCAAAACGATAGGCAATAGGACACTTACCGCCGACCAACATGTCACGGGTAATTTGATTAACTTTCATATTATTCCTCGTCTTCTTTTGGAGGGGGTTCGTTGGCCTTAACCGATGAGCCTTTGATCAGACCGATAGATTGAGCTAATTGAATGTTGTCGCCCATTAGCTCTAAGAAGTTTTGCCAACCCTCAGCGAGTTCTTGCGGATCAAGACCTTTGTCTTGAAGAACTTCCATAGGGTTAACAGTGAAGTTTTTATAGCTTTCTGAAATTGCTTGTTCGTCTTTTAATGGGTCAACCCACTGCCACCGACGGCCATAAAATTGATAATGATTTGCACGCTCTAGATCATAAGCATACAAACCTTTAATTTGATTTCTAATGAGCGCGTTACGAAGCCAGCGCTCATAAATAACATTCTTGATTTGGCTGATATACCACCCTTGCAAGCGTTTCCAATGCTCACGGTCTTCAATGACAGCTTGCCTTAAGGTTGACCAACTAACACCTTCAAAGTCGTTTGCTAGAACATTGTAATTTGCATCTACCCCACTTGCTGCACCACGCAAGATTGCTTTTTGAAAATCACCTGTTGAATCATCAGGCATGTCAAAGCGGCTTTCTCTGGCTTTGAAACCATCTGGTACCACATTACTTTTACCTGGTTCGAGTTCCTGAATAAACTCGCCATTCTCCCAATTTTCGTCATCTTCAGGAGGTGGCTGATCCGGGTCCCGCTCATAAATAAGCATATTGCTTGCACCGACTCGTGCACTAACAAGTGTTGCTTCACGAAAACCACGAATGTCATGCATATCTAGTAGCGACGCATGGGCCCAGGGCACGCCTCGTGTTTGACCTGGGCGCCACATAGGGAATGGCAATACAATCTCATCTGCAGGTACCCGAATATATCGTCTACCGCCCGTAGACCACGTATATTCACCTGGATGATTGGTAAGAATATGGTACGCAAGGTGACGACCAAAGCCGTCCTGCTCAACCCCCATTTTAATTACGTGGCCATTAGACAGGACTTTATAGAGATTAACATCGAGCAAATCAGCTTCTATAAGCTGAAAAGCATAACCAAACTTATTAGGTGCGTTGTCTATATGCCTGATCAACATATCACCGTCTTGGCTGACGGTCTTCGCTATCAATTGGTCAGCTTCGGTCATATTCATACGACCAGATATTTCGCAAAAACCTTTACGACAAAACTCTTTATAAGCTAACTCGACAGATTTATTCGCATCCTTATCAAGCTCTCCTTGCGCATTTCGTATCTGCGATTGAAGACGAAAGCCCTTATCCCCGACAATATGCGTTTGCACCATGCCAAAGTACTTCTTGATATATCCAACGTCCTCACCTGCAGATCGACTTGCAGCTCGTAAGCGCTCCACATCTCTTCGCAAGGTTTCATCAACACTTAAACCATAACCGATTGGGTTTTTAAACAAACGATCAGACTTAGATGCAGCATAGCGTTTTTGTGCCGCAATTTGTTGAGGTGATAACTTACGTGCAACTTGCTCTGGTTGTTCGTAGTCACGAACTTCAGGCGCTTGTTGCTGAGTGTTATCACCACGCCCCAGTATCTTATCCAATAAACCCATAATCTTTACCGAAACCTAATTGAACGTCGGCGAGAGATTTCACCGCGTGCTACTTTTTCGTTATGAACTTTCCAGGCATAGTCATTTTCAAACTTCTTTAGACTCTCAAATGGAATGCGCGACAAGCTACGACCGTCAATACTGTAGTTTTCATGATCAGTTAAAACTCGCCCTTCTAAGCGCTTACGTATTGCAACTAACATTTTTTCATTATGAGTTAATACAGTGCTTGTCTGAGCTGCCGTTGGATCAGCTTTAACTTCTATGCGTCCTTCATTTAACTGATAGTTCTCACCATGTAACGTTTGGATTAAATGCCAGGTGTAATGCCCTGCTTGAATAGCTGCGCTATCAGCTGAGCTCATGCTTACAATTACTTCGCCTGCGGCAAAGGTTGCATCAATTGATACTCGGTTTTGTTCTGACAAGAGAACATACTGAAATTGAGACACATCGCCTTCATCGCCAGTAAATTGAGCTGTCCAAACAACTTTGGTACCAGCAATGATGCTCTTTGGTTCTGACATAATTAATGACCTGAAATGAATCCTGAACCACGCCCAGCGCGCTGACTAGAACGCTTGGGCTTCGTTGGTTTCTTAACTACTTCTGTTTCTTCTTGCTGAGGTGCAAATAAATCTATCTGAGACAAGCGTTGCTCTAGCAAGTCCCAATCTTTAGGTTTTTTAGTGTGAACTTTTGTGGCCATTGCCGCATGCAATGCATAAACTTCGCAGTCTAATGCTTCATTTCTACGGCCTGACTTTACTTGCCAAATTCGAGCACCACGTAAGTTTCTTGATGGCGCTTTTATTTCCGATGTAACCTGCTCCCAATAATCGACTCGGGCATCTGAATAGCTGTGCATATAAGCACTTGTCCCATTTAGCCGTTTAGAGATCAGGTCTTTTGCTTTGTGCGTCCCAACCATATAAACCTGCACGCCATGTTTATCAGCTTTAGTGGCTTTACGCGCATTGTTATGGTCTAGCTTTTGTGGCAAACGAAATATTTCTCGCTTGCCGTTATCATGACTATCGCCCTTACCTGCCATAATTAAGATGCGGCGATGTTTAGCGCTACGGGTTCTTACCCAATGATAGACAGAGTGGTTCGTAGAGCCGTCTGATGAATCGATAGTTACTGCGCTTAAATGTAAGTTTGCAAATGACTCATGCTGAAAACCACTAAATAAGATCCCGTCCAATTCTTTCCAAACAGGGTCATTCTTATCTGCAGTATCGCCGGCTATTTCTCGCCAAAGCATTAGCCAGCTTTCTTCATTCCTGCCAAATGCCCTGATGATAATAGCAAGTCTGTCATGCTGAACATCGATACCAGCAGTCACAATCAGCCCACCTCTTGGGCAAACTAACTCAGGGTAGTCTTCCGCCTTTTCTTGCAACTCTTCATGGTTAAGTGAGTCTTTATCCTTGTACTCATAAGGCTTACCAAGCTTTGAGTTCTGAAAAACAATACGGCCATTTTCATCTCCTAACCTTGCTTCGTACTCAGCTTCTAAGTAATCACGAACAATACTGGCTATTGTTGAGCCTGGAATACATACGTACAGCTCAGACAAATCCTTAAAGGTTTCAACTACCCCGTCATTTTCAACAGTGGCTACCCAGCCACAAAACTCATCACCCGCCTCTTTTGCATTTTTGCAGGTGTTAAATATATTCTGCTGACGCTGCCAATCAGACCAGGCCGACCCACAATGAGGACACGCATATAAAGCTGATTCTGGTAAGTGACGTCCAAAGATGGGATGAACCGGGCCATCTTCTTTTTCGATCCAGCTCACATTTTCCCAATCAAGAATATGTGATTCGCCACATTCATGACATATGATCGGTAATACTCTTTGCGAACCTAAGTTAACGTAGTGCTCAACTTTTGATAGGCCAGCAACACTTGGGGTTCCACCTAACACAAACTTACGTTTTCTAAAGCGCTTGTTCCGTTCTCTTGCCAAGCGAATAGCATCACCTTGATCACCTACACTGTCATTTGTGTCATCGGGTTCTTCAACGACAACAACTGGCGAAGGTGTCGACTTAACGTTTGAAACAGAGTTAGAACCAAATACCTTAAGTGAACCACCAGGAAAGTTCTTTTTATTGTTTCGATTACCCGACTTACGACTTGTTGATACATCAACACGCTTTGCTAGCTCAGGCGTCGCCTCGACGCAAGGTGTAAATTTCTCTTCCATGAAGTCAGTCGCTTTAGAGTCTTTAGGGAACAGACCCAACATGCGGCTTGGTTCAACACATATATTTTTAGATAACCACCCACATAACAGCATGGTCCAGCCAATTTGAGCGGCTTTAGTTAACCCAATGAACTCAACATGCTCATTATCTAAAGCATGCATTACGCCCCAAAAGTAAGGAACAAAGTCAGCGTTATATAAACCTGAAAAGTCTGAATCTTCAGCTGGTAGCCTAAAGTAAGTTTCTAACCACTCTTTTGTTGGTAAGCGCTCTACTGGCAACCACCCATCAGCTACCTCTTTGATAAGATCGTCAAGATTGGAACTGGAAATCTCCAATAACTCGGCAGGTAGACTCAACGATTCCATTAATAGATTCACGGTCTATCGATACCTCATACTGATCTTCAATAAGTGCAATGATTTTATCCACTGAGTTTTCATATTCAGACTTAGCAATAATGGTCCACTGGTCCATTGCATCGCGAACTTGAGTTCGGTCTAAAACAAGTTTGTGTTCTTTGAAAAGTTCAAGTTCTTTCATTTGCGCGCTAGCGATTGCTTCGCGCGTTTTTGCTTCATCAAGCTTTTGACGATGAGTCGTTGGCGTGCGCCCAGCGGCTTTTTCGCGCAAGTCGCGAATATATGCCAAACGAATTTCTTCCAATGAATTTACTTTATGGTCTAGCTTCAAACGTGAGAGCACATCACGAAGTTGTCGCTCTGAAATATCCAGATGTTCTGCAATTTCAACTTGATTCAATTTGAAACCTAACTATCTAATATCAATGAAAAACCGGAACCCCCTTATAGGAAGTTCTAGCTGTTAAAAATTCGCGAGTTTTGCTTCGTATACAGGGTATTGCTCAAAGGACCCGTGAATATATTTTTCAATTGAGCAGAGAAATTAATTACCATCTGAATCAGCCTGGCATAACAGCTGTGCATGGTCGCTTTGTTGTAGCGCTTCCATTCTTGCTCGATGGAACTCTCTATCATCTTCATGCTTACGCGCTTCACGTTCGTCACGCTTATGTTGAAACCACGCATTAACTAAGAATGTTAATGCTGCGAATATAATCCCCAGTAATATAGCCCACTCATTCAAGCTAAATATCCCTCCAGCTGCAGTGCCTAAGCTTGCGCTGTAGGTCGTTACACTGACGGCCTTTTGCATAGCTATATCACTTGTTTCTATTCGCATTGTTCCACTCTCGCGCTCTTAATAACTGCTCATTGCAGGTATCAATAACGGTCTCTAAATATACTGTGTACTGACTGTGGGATGTATTATCTCCAACAGCTTGAATACTAACCTCACAAGGCTTAATGAACTCGTTAGGCATCTGCACAAACACATACTCAGTTTGTACGACTGTTTTGATTACAGGCTCTAGCGTTGGCGTACTTGAACACGCTGATAACAGCGCTAGGCACACAGTCATTAGCCCAGTTTTTAGTTGTTTCATTAGTCGATAGCCTTAATGCATCAAGTTGTGAGTTAGTTGTTTGAAGCTTATTTTCGATAGAGGTAAGTTGTGCTTGGTGCTTTGCACGAATTTGTTCTAGTAAAGTGCGCTCTTTTAGCAATCGCTTATTTTGCTTCTCAGCATTCACTAAGTTGTTAGCAAGCATCTCAACCTGATTCTTATAGCTCTGAATAGTGCCGAGTAGCTGTTCGTTACTATCACGCGCTTCATCAAGCTCAGCGCTAACGCCCAAATATCGAAACACTGATATCGCAAGCATTACACCCAAGCCTGTAAATAATACCTTGTTTAAACTAAACATCACTAAGCTCGCTCAAGCATAACTGGCGCTCTGCTTCACGGCGCTTAATTAAGCCTGGTAACTTCTGGCCATCAGCGTAAACCCAACGCGATAACTCATTACACGCTTTCACTCGTTGGTCATTGTTCAAAAGTTTTAATAACGTGCTACTACGAAAATTCCCAGCACCCACGTTGTAATGAAATGACAAGTAAGCAGCATGTTCGCTTGCTGACATTGATACGCTAACAGCTCTTAGCAGCTGCTTGTTATGTTCACCTAAGTCTTTAGCAAACAAACTTAAACATTCGTTCTCTGTGTAGTTCTTGCCTAGCTCAGCTGTCGCTGTGTGGCCAAAGCAAGCGGTAACCACACCAACAGGATCGACATAGCCCGTTCTTACCTCACCTTCAAACTGTGCAATCGTAACGCCTGCAAGCGCAAGTACGCCGGTAACACCAGCGGCTAATAGCTTGTTTACTTTCATAAGGGCCTCAAACGAAAAAACCCGCTCAGGCAAAGCCAAAGCGGGTCAACAACAGGAACGTGAGCTAAAAAGCAGAAACAAAAAAGCCCAAGGCGTTAACCTCGGGCTTTATGTTGTAGCTTTGCTAAGCTTACCTGAATTAGTATAGTTTCTGTCTAGACAAAAGCAATAGTTTCTGAAAAAAAAGATCTAGGCCGCTTTGATAAGATCGCAAGCTACCCAGCTAACTATCTCACCCACTATCGAAGATACCTTATCTTTATTAATTTTAGTGCTCTGTGCGATCACTCTACAGCTCAGACCCAAGCTAAAGTACTGGCGAGCAATAAGCGGGTAAGTAGGATCTAAATGCCGCATTCTCGCAATACTGGCATCAAGCACCTGCGCATAGTCATCTTTAATCACTAAAGGGCAACCGTTAATGTCTAGCTTCACTGAACGCGATGTAACAAGGTTCTGAGACTTAAGCGTTGGTAAGTTCTTCTCTCTCGCCCAAAGCCCCCATTGTGCTAAATCATTCTCAGCTTGTTCTCTCAGATCTAATTGCATCTTACATCCCCGCCGTATTGCTAATAACTTTAAAACTGTTTTGGTCACCCTGTTTTTTACCGTGACCACCCACCGTGACCGCTACAACCCTTATAAATACTACTATGGTCATACTGGTCATAGTGGTCATAGTGTTTTTACATACATTAGGAAGTAACATTATTGAATAGAATATAGATATCAGATGCGTCCGCTCGCACGCGCGCGCGTATGTGTGCGTGAAAACACCGTGACCACCGTGACCACCGTGACCAATCCAGTAAACACGCGGCTTACAGAGGTCACCCCCTGCGGTCATGGTCATAGTAAATAGACTATCTAGCATCCCAAAAGCCCTCCGGCGGGTAATAAAAGGCAGGTCGTTTGCCATTTACGCGCTTTTTCTTTTTCTCAAAACCAAGGCGATGCATAATTTGGCCAACACGTTTTTGTTCAGGTGGACGCATAGCATGTGGGTCCATACTCAATGCTTCCCCCATAATGTCAGCGATTGAATAATCAACACGTCTGTTCTTTTGTAGCCAATCATAAATAAGCCCCTCCCATACATCAGAGTCAAACCTATCTTCCTGTTGCTCTTCAAACAGGTGTTTGTATTCATCAGTAGGCCACCAAGGTGTACCCTCATTTAATAAGTGAACAGCCTCGGCCCATAACTGATCTCTATCTCGCCTTATGGCCTCTTGGCAAATCTTTGTACACATCACAGGCCAATAGCGCCGGTTTCCCGTAGAGTCTTTTAAATACCTATCTTGGTTTGTGGTACCAATAAAAACACATTGCCTCGGGAATTCTTGCACCATACGCCCATAACTGGGGCGATACCGATCCACCTGCGAACCAAAGAACTGTTTAGCTTTGGTGTTCTCTGCCTTATTAAACGCATCAAGCTCTGCAAGTTCAATTCCCCACATCCCCTGCATTTGTTGAAACGTATCTTTTTCACCTAAAGCCATTGGGGTATCAGTGAACCAATCACCAAATAGGTTGTGGCACATTGTCGATTTACCCAACCCTTGCAAGCCCTCTAAAATCAACACCGAGTCAACTTTTACAGGTGGCCGCATTACCCGAACTACAGCAGAAACCAAAAAGAATGTGCCAACCATAGCCGCGTAATCAGAGTCTTCTACACCTAAATAATCATGCAACCACATAGCCACTCGCGGCTGACCATCCCACTTTATTGACGTTAAATAGTCCTGAACAGGATGAAAGGCATGCTCTTCTGAATGAACCAAAATAGCACCAAGTACATCACTGGGTTTGGGTGTAAAACCATAGCTTTCAGATAAGTAAATACGTAAGCGCTCGGTATCGGCATCAGTCCATTCACCAAGCTTTGCCATTTTAAACGGTGGCAACTTACGCTTAATGATCCGATAGCTAAAATTGCAATAACCTAAAACACCATCAAAAGCAGGATCATGTTCTAAAACCAACTTTGTATTACTGATATTCGCTTGCGGATTGCCAGCATTCGTTCTTTGGAAAAGCCGTTGCCACGGCTCATCCCCCAGTGAACGCTCCCGCGCGTCAGCGTTTTTCGGCGGAGGGTTATCACCATCATTAGCGCTAGGCTTATCAACAACAGCAGATAGCTGCTTTTTAACCTCAGCTAAACCAGCACTTACATGTAAGTCATTCCAATCTGTTAAAGAACGTGAGGCCATCAAGCAGCCTCCTTATTTAAAATACCAGAAAAATCTGGTGCAGCAACAAGGCCATTAACCGCAGCTGCTGCTTCATTCGCTTTAGTAATACCAGGATTACCCTTCGTATTAACGTCGTTATCTGCACAAAACAAAAAGGTCTTATCTTTTAGCTTTTCTGCAAATACCAAAGCCACAGGTAACAAATTACCCGCATCAAGCGCCACCGCACACGGCCAACCAGTCGCCATATGAATGCTCGCCCCCGTTGCATACCCTTCACAAACAGCCAAAATATTACAGCTATTTGCTTTACCAATAAAATGAAACAGCCCTGATTTACGACCATGCTTTAAAAATAACTTGGTACCAGTATTGTTGATTACTTGGATGTTCCAAATCTGCTTATTAATATCAATGAGGGGAATGGCCAGACTGCCACGCTTGATATGTAAAAACGAAAAGTCCCTACCTTCATCTTCGCTAGGTAAAGTATCAAAGAAGGCTTTTATCTCTTTACCACCTTCAACTAACTCAGTAGTAAAGTTATCGCGAATAATCAAAATAAACGACTTTTTAAAACCTAACACCCCATAGGCATTTACTTTTTTATCGCTTAAGTACTTATTTGATTTTATCGGTATAGTGAAGTTTTCAATAATGTATTTGGAAAAATCACTAATTATCCCATGCCAACGCTGGCGCGCGGCTTCATCCTCTGCTTCTTTCGCTTCGCGCTCTTTTGCTCGTTTAGCGTAATCAGCTTTGAGTTTGGCTTGTTGCTCAGCCGTCATAGGTTCACGGCTAAATGTAAAGCCCTTATCTTTAGCCATGCCAATTACAGTACAAATCGTAACACCGCCACCCGCTTTTACGCTGCGCCACATGCTTTTAACATCACTTGGCTTATAACGTTCACCGCCAGCGCTCCATGAATCAAAAATATCAAAGCCCGCATCAGCAAACTCATTTTTAATGCCCATAGCAATTCTAACCCAGGTATCACGATCTAAATTTGGGTCAAGATACTGCAAAGCATCTTGTACATCTTGTAGCGTTGCCTGCTGCATAATTAAAATTCCTGTTAAAAAACGCTTCCCTAAATTAGTATGTTTAGTGACCAAACCAACAAACTAAAATAAGGAAGCTAAACCATGTGTAAAATTAAATCGTTTTTATCAAAAGTACCGTCAAACCCACCGCACCTAACATCTGGCTTTAACCAAAGCTCATCAACATCAGCATCGCTTAACACCACATCATCTGGTACCAAATCGTAATAAGGCTGCCAATCATGTACACAAATGTATTTGCCAACAACGCCACCACCAGTGAAATCTGCTGTGCCTTTGAAAAGCTCGCGCCACGTATTCAAGGTTATTCGTTTGACATCGCCACGTTCAGCAAGCTTTTTCATATGGGCCTGATTGTTGACGGCAGAGCTGGCGGTTTCCTGCTGGGCAGAAGGCATACAGAAGGCCATATCTTCTTTATTCGTAACAATGGTGATAGATACACTATTTTTGGCGCAGTTGAAGGCGGTGAATTTGTTTTGAATCACGACGCCTCCATTAATAACAAACCCAGAATAAACGAGATTATTGACGACAGAGGTGATAACGAACCGCCACTTGACAGGAACATAAGAGAGTTTGCCAGAATCATAGATACTCGCGCTCAACCATTTGACAAATTTCTTTTGCTCGATGGTTCTCAAGCCGTAATAAGCAGATACGCCACTGCAAAGCATATTAGCGAACTCGAAAACCTCAACGAATCCGCCAACGCATTTACTGTTTCTGCACAATGGCCTATTTTGCTTAATCATAGCTCGCCCTCTTAAACTAAAGAGCTTGCGCGCGAAACTGATTAAATAGCTCATCACAGCTAATTAATTCGGATGTATATGGGGGTCTTAAAAACACTCCCTTGTAATTAGCATCACATTCTTTAGCGCCTTGCTCAGCTGATTCTTTTAAGTGAATTAGCAACTGATCTTTATTTGAAATCACATCTAAAGCTGACTTATTTATTTTCTTTGTTTGCATCTTATTAGCTCCTTGGGTTCCTGCTTATTCTATTTCAGGTGGTGAAAGGCTTTGAGGTAAAAGCGCTTCATAATTTTTAGAAAACACAGCTTGCACCATGTGTAAAAAGCTCTCTGTAGGGTAAGAAAATACTTGGATATGCATGTCAGATTTATGGAAATCTGTAATATGAAAGATCAAGTCGTTAGCTTGGTGTAGTTCCTCTATGCGCGTACTAACCAAGTTAGCAACATGCTTATCGAGTTTACTTAACGAACCTTGCAAGCGTTCAATAAGTGGAATAACAGCATCGTTATCAACACTAAAATCTATTTTTACGTCTGAGACCTGGGCCATAATTTACCTGTATAAAAAAACATATATTCGTTTAGCTAAATTCCCAGTTATTGATTGGCTAATCTAAAAGCTCAACAACACAGGAACCAAACCATGAAAACAATCCAATCAAGCAGCTTGTTTTGTATCCTCTGGCGGGTAAATGTCAGGTCTCAACTCATGACGAGAAACACCCGTCACTCTCTCAATCAAAATAACTTTGTCTGGGGCCACTTTGCCGGTTCTTAGCCAATAAGAGATATTTTGCTGGGAGCTCCCAATGGCCTTGGAAAGCTTTGTTTGAGCACCTGCTATTTTTATAGCTTTTTCAAGAGCAAGGTTTTTTGAGTTCATACTCTACCTCTAAAAGAAAATAAGTAGAGCATAAGATTACAAATATATTTGTTTTTTGCAACTAATATTTTTGTGGATACAGCCTACAAATTATTTTGTAACATTATAATTATGTGAATAACGTCAGGTTTATCATGAGTGATTTAGGCAATCGGTTAAAACAAGCGCTAGCATCTAGGGGTATAACGCAAAGTAAACTAGCTAAAGAAATTGGGGTCAGCCAACAGTCCATTCAGTATTTATCATCAGGTAAAGCTCGCAAATCAGGGCATACAGCTTCGATAGCAAGGGCCTTAAATATTTCTGTTGATTGGCTAGAAAAAGGGATTGGTCAAATGGAGGTTGATATTGACAATGCTTTACCTACATACAAAGTTTTATCGAGCATCCCATTGATAAGCTGGGTGCAAGCTGGCCAGTGGGCAGATATCCAGCTTGGAGAAATTGAGCAATTTTATCCATGCCCTGAAAATCATAGTCAGTACACTTATGCATTAGAAGTTAAAGGTGAGTCTATGTCACCTGATTACATCAATGGTGAAATAATATTTGTTGATCCTGAAGTTGAAGCAAGAAACGGTTCATGTGTAGTAGTTAGACAAAACGGCAATTCTGAAGCAACATTTAAACAACTCATAGTTGATGGAAATCAAAAATACTTAAAAGCACTTAATCCTAACTGGCCATCACCAATTATAGAAATGCTGCCAGATGCAACAATCTGTGGTGTAGTTATTGGAAGCTACAGGAAAAGAAACTAAAACGATAAGGGAAAAGGAAGAAATGTCATTAATTGAATGCAAAGAATGCAAAAAAGAGATAAGTAAAAAAGCAACTAAATGCCCACACTGCGGCGCTCCAGCCAAGAAAAAAACATCCATTTTTACTTGGCTTGTTTTAGTTATTATAGTTTACATAGTTTATTTGGCTGGAAAAAGTCCTTCACCAACAAGCNCTGTCAGTAGCAAGGAAAAAAGCCCAAGCCAAACAAAAACTGATACTGAACAAGCACCTGAAAACAANACCCCATGGACTTTAACTTCAGATAAAGATGANATGACTGGAGAATCAAGNGAGTACATGATTTCAGACAGTGTTTATCCAATTAGAAAAATGGATTTTCCTTATCATAATGTGAATGCAAGCCTAGTTGTTGCATGTGACAGTAAAAGAGAGTGGGCATATTTCGCGTTTAATACTTCCCCAAATCTTGCCAATGATGAGACACAAGATGGTTACAACTTGATCAACACTAGAATAAAGTGGGGCGAGCAGTTGCAAGATGCAATATTAACGCAAAGATGGAATTCTAAGTTCATTCAATTTCAAGACAGTAAAGCTGCTATTAATAATATTATGAAGTACAACATTGCGAGACTTGAACTACAGTGGCATGGTGAGAAACCTGCTCACTTTGATTTTTCGCTAAAGGATTCAAGCGCATCTATTCAAAAGCTACGAAACAAATGCTCTAGCTATTAAAGCATTACATCCATAATAAAACCGCCTCTACAGGCGGTTTTTTTATGCCTACAAATAAGTCAAAAAGNAAAATAACAAATATTTTTGTTTTTACATGTTGACTAAAAACAAATGTATGCGTAATTTAAATAACAAATAAATTTGTTATTTACTGATATGAACCCATTACGCACAGAAACTGGATACCAGCTTGACGATATGCACGTAAGTGCAAAGCCATATTCTCGCTTACCTGCACAGCAAGCACGTACGCTGCTGCTCGTAGCAAAAGGCCTAACACAGAAGTCTATTGCTGAATCATTGGGTGTAAAACCCACCACAGTTCGACAAGCCTGTAATGAGCTCAGCTTCAAATTTAACACCCATTCAATGCGCCAAACGGTACACCAAGCAATTAAGCAAGGTGTGTTGCGTTACACCATGTGCCTAGTGCTTGTGTTGTTAAGTGCAACTAATAGTGACGTTGAGCGCAGTTTTAGAACGATTCGAGTAACCCGAACTGTTCGCACCACCCGTTTACGCCGACTGCGTGAACTGCAAAACGACTTACTAGCAGCCTAAGGCCAAGGAGAGTGAATATGACCAAAGTATTTATATTCCCAACAGCACGCAATAACGCAGCAACAGCCCCGTTATTACACAAGCTAAAACAAGCTCAGCGCATTAGCCCTTTTGAATTAGTGGTGCCAGAGCTAAAAGCGGCAAACAACCCGCCGCCAGAGCCACCGCCACAAGCGGCCTAAAGCAAGGTTTCACAGTTCGCTGGTACGCACTTGCCCAACCAAACCAGCCGAGTGGTTGCCGTAAGCAACTTAAACAACACAACAGGAAAAGGAAAAAGCTATGTTAAACGTATTCACATCACTGGTGATCAACCAGCTCAAACAACGTATTAATTTCATGAACCAACGCATGCATGGTGAAGAGCTACGCATTTACGAGTCAGGTACCAAATACTGCCTAATCATTTTATTTGATATCAACAACCAAGTAGTGCTTGGTTCAATCGCCTTAAACGCGAGCGCCCGCCGTGATTTGTGCATGACTAAAGCCTTTTTAAGCCTGATTGAAAACACACGCATCCCAAAAGCAGTTTTGGCAGCATGAAACCCCTTAAGAAAGCTCTATCAGCAATGCTATTCATCACGTTATTAATCGCATTGCTGATTTTTGAACAGAACCTAGAAAGCTGGGTTTAACACCAGGATAAATACCATGAGTAATCACCCTTTATCAGTCGTAGATGCAATCGATAATTTAGTTGCAGCCTATAACCAAGAAGTTGCAGAGTTTGACCAAATGGTTGAAAACGAAGAGCAGCTACAAATACAAAATGACAAGCTTACTGCTTTGGTAAAAGACTATGAGCAAGGTGCTGCAGTTGTACTTAAAAATGCAAAAAATGCCGATCAACAGCTGTCGCAAGCACAAAGAGAACGCGATCAAGCATTAGCTAAAGTAAAAGACTTAACGATTACGCTAACCGCGTATAAAGAAATAGCTGGCACACCTAAGAAGCTACGCGACAGAATAAAAAGCTACAAAGACAAGCTAGAAAGCCAGCGCTTAGCGACTGAGCAACAAAAACGCCTTTATCATAGCGAACGCAAAACAACGGCCCAGCTTAAAACCGAAATAAGCGAACTTAAAAATCGTTTAGCGGCCGCTGACATAGTGCAAATCTACCGTGGCGATACCGACATTGTACAAACTTACCCATATCACATTGGTGGCATGGTCGAGGGCCATGATGCAAGACAAACACCACTACTCTACCTACACCAAAGTGGCCGTGGTGGTTTAATTATCCTCAACAAAGATGATGAAGCCGAATTAGTCGAAGCCCCTAAAGGCGGCTTGCGCCCTAAAAAAGCAACCTTAGAGCTCTGTGGTAATTGGTTACGCCGTGTTAAAGCCAACAACTGGGAACTAACAGCCACAGACCTACTTACGTTAAGTAATGAAGATGAACAGCTTTGAGCAAGCCACGCTTGAAACCTTGGCAAGCGCAAAAGCTAAAGACCAAAAAGAGATCAGCCGCTTACTAACTAGCAAAAAGCTTCAAAAAGAAGCCTGCCAACTGGTTAAAAAGTGGAACGATAAACGTCAACAACTGGGCTTAGTCCCTTGGACATAACAGGAAACACCATGAATACAGAACTCAACGATGTCATGCTCGACCTAGAGACTATTGGCCAACATTCTAATGCGGTGATCGTATCAATAGGCGCCGTATTCTTTAACCCTCTTACAGGCAATATTGGTGCAGAATTTTACCAAGTCATCGACATAGAAGATGCTATGAAATACGGCGAGGTAGATGGCTCAACACTTAAATGGTGGATGAAGCAAAACGATGATGCCCGTTCGATCTTTAACACCAACGACACCATGCCACTTAAAGATGCCCTGCTCGAATTCAACGAATGGATATACCAAATCGAAGGGTTTAGAAATCGTGTTGTTTGGGGTAATGGCGCCACATTCGACAACACCATTCTAACCAACGCCTACAAAGCCACCAATATGACTAAACCATGGCATTTTAGCAATGACCGTGATGTTCGCACCATGGTTGATGTTGGCCGTCGAGTACTCGGTATTGACCCTAAAAAATCAAATGCATTTAAAGGTAACCCACACAACGCATTAGATGATGCCAAGCACCAAGCTAAATACATTAGCGATATCTACAAACAGATATCACATTGCCATTCAATCTATTTGAAACAGTAACTTATGCACAAATTTAAGCGCAACTGTGTGGCCCAGCAAAGGGCCCGCATACGTCAATTCTATCAACATAAGAAACAGGCTGAGCAGGTAAAAAGGCCTAAACACACTAAGGAAGCAGCATGACATTACTTTATAAAACAAATGAAGATACTCCGCCACCGTTCAGCGGTGTTGCTTATTTTGAAAGGTCTTGTGATCCATTTCATCCTAAAAAAATACAAGAGGCGCTTGGAGCTAAAGTGGATAGCTCAGACGTTAAAGAGTCTGGTTGGATGGCAATTGATTGGTATGAAAACCCTATCGGGTTTATTCCCGATGGTACGGGGATCAAATTTCCAAAACCAGAGTTTGAACTGGCTCAAGGATATTTTAACGATGGTCGCATGTTTGCTTACCCAAAAAATGAGCATCTAAGTGAACTTAAAGCTCG